GTTTGTTTATTTATAAAGTTTTGTGGAAAGTCAAAGGTTGGCCCCCCCGGGTGGGTGGGGGGGGGTGGGGGTTTGGGGGGGGGGGGGGGGGGGGGGGGGGGGGGGGGGGGGGGGGGGGGGGGGGGGGGGCAGGAGGTTTTCGCACAGGAACGGGGTTAGGAGTTACCGCTGGCACTGACTACAGCATTACTGTAGGTGGTGGTGGTGGATCAAGTTTAAGTGTTACAGCAACAAGCGGATCAAATTCGGAGTTTAGCACGATTACTTCTAATGGCGGCGGTGGCGGCGGTAGAGGTGGTAATGGCACTAGCAATGCAAGCACCAACGGAGCAAATGGTGGCTCAGGCGGCGGTGGCGGTGGCTATGATTCTTTTCAAAACAGAACAGGAGGAGGGGGTAACACACCATTTACTTCACCATCTCAAGGTAACAATGGTGGGGCCGGAACATCGGCTGCACCTTTTTATGGCGGTGGCGGTGGCGGTGGCTCTAATTTAAGCGTAGATGCTACTGGAGGTAATGGAACTTCATCGGCTGGTGGCGCTGGTGGCGCTGGCGCCGCATCTTCGATTTCTGGTTCATCAGTTACTTATGCAGCAGGCGGTGATGGCAGTGGTGCAACAGGCGGCGCAGGACCAAATGCAACTATAAATACAGGGAACGGCGCAGCAGCGGGTTCTTTTCAAAATAATTTGGGAGGCACAGGCGGCTCCGGCATTGTTGTCCTCAAGTACACCGTACCATCACAAACTGTATTTACATTCAAAGGCACTTCAATATGGACCTGTCCTATAGGAGTAACATCAGTGGATTATCTTGTGGTAGCAGGTGGTGGTGGGGGGGGTGGTTCTAATGCCGCAGCCGGAGGCGGTGCAGGCGGATTTAGAACTGCTGCAGGTTTAGCGGTTACCGCTGGCACCGCCTACACCATTACTGTAGGTGGTGGTGGTGCAGGATCTACTAGCGGAACAGTCAACGGAACAAACGGCTCTAATTCTGTTTTCAGCACCATCACTTCTGCTGGTGGCGGTGGCGGCGCATCTGACACAACAAAAAACGGATCAAATGGCGGCTCTGGTGGCGGTGCCGCAGCAGAAGGAGTGGGGCCATTTATTCCTGGGTCTGGTAATACGCCTAGCACATCACCGTCACAAGGAAATAATGGCGGAAATGTTTTCGATGGTGGCAATTACGGAGCCGGTGGCGGCGGTGGAGCAGGAGCGGTTGGAGGCAATGGAACATCTACAACTGGCGGTAATGGCGGTAATGGTTCGTCATCTTCAATTACGGGTTCTTCAGTAACTTACGCTGGAGGTGGTGCTGGCGGCACTTATAACGGCGGTACTGCCGGAACAGGCGGCACCGGTGGCGGTGGAAACGCCGGAACATGGGCCGGTCAAACCAATGGATCAAATGGCACTAACAACACGGGTGGTGGCGGTGGTGGCGCGTCTTATTCTGGAAAAAACGGTGGTTCGGGCGGTTCTGGTATTGTAATTATAAAAATCAATTGACAGTATATCATCAACTACTAAATATTAATATATGAAAATTCATGATTTTTCGATGCAATATAATGAACATAACATACAATTAAAATTTAAGAATCTAGCCGAATTTCAGAAATATTTCATGTTTCAAAACAGCAATAATTGGTGGTGGATAAAAGAAACCAATGGTTTTGAAAAATGGGTGAAACAAAAAGTAAAAAATATTCTAGACATTACTTTGTCAATGACACATCTAAATTTTAATAGCATTCTTGACATTGGCAGTGGTATGAGTTTATTTACTATTGCTTTAAAGCAGATAAAACCCGATCTTAAAATATATTTACTAGACTATGATGGCCACTCTCTTAAAAAAGGTCAAAAATTTTACAATTTGGACTCCACAATTTCTTATTACAACTCTTGGGCAGTAGTAAAGGATATTTTGGAATCAACTAATCTTGACAAGAATGACTTTACTTTTTTAAGTCCTGATGATAAATTTCCAGAAAATTTAGACTTTATTAGAAGCAAGGCTTCTTGGTGCTGGCATTACCCGTTCGAGGTATATTGGAATAAAGTAAAGGAATCATTGATCACCGGCGGTCAACTATGGGTGGACATCGTCTGGAGGCAGGACAAAGATGTTGTAAAAGAGATAAGTGATTTTATGAATAGTGCTCCAAAACACATACAATTGATGCATAAAGACATTTTTAAGAATAGAATTAGAAAAGATAATCCGCCACAGGAATGTTATATTGTTAATGATCATATCGGAGGCAGTTACTGCTGGGATAAAATAATTAACAAATAAAGACTCTACAAATTTATATGCTTATAAATAAAAATAGTATCAGTTAATCTCAATTATGAAAACGTTTGTTATATGTTTACCACACACTGGATTGTATAAGGTAAACTCAATTGACAGTATATCATCAACTACTAAATATTGATTCAAATATATTTTCACCACATACAAAAAATCAAACATGCAAATACACAATCTTTTTCCTATCCCAGTGGGATTCTTTGATCGCAATGTCACAGACCAAGAAAAAAAATTTTTACTCGAACTAGAACAACGACCCAATCAGGGCAATAATACCAGCAAAAATAATGTGATTCTTCAGGATCCCACTATTTCCGATCTAAAAACATTTTTAGAAACCAGTGTCAACGAATATTTTAAAAATGTCTATCAACCCAAATACCACGTCAATCTGCGTATTACACAATCATGGGTCAATTATTCAGCATCAGGACAATACCATCATAAACACTCGCATTCCAATAGTTATATTTCGGGAGTGTATTATATACAAACAAATCCAAATGATCGTATCTATTTTTATCGAGATGGATGGCAACAAATCAAATTCTCCAGCGAACATTTCAACCCTTATAATTCGGATTCTTGGTGGTTTGAAGCCATACAGGGTAAACTGATTCTGTTCCCATCTAGCTTGACACATATGGTTCCTACTGTGCAAGGTGATGTAGTAAGAGTTTCGTTGTCGTTTAATACGTTCCCAATGGGTATCATTGGTGAAGAAATGGACTTAACAGGATTACAATTGTCAACTCAGGAGTGATGTCATGAACGATGATAAAATAAATAAATTTAATCAACCACTGACTACCAAAGTATATCGTCTAGTGGGGATAGACACAGCAATGTATCTTTTGAGACCTGGTGCTAAATGGGAAATCAGTAATAATGTATTTACTAGATGGGAAGATCCAAGACCATGCCCTAGCATGGAGGAAGTCTATGCAACTATCGAAAAGATCAAAGAATTTGAAGATAGCATTAATACAATTTGGTTACCAGAACAACTTGAAAAGATGGGTATTGAACAACAACAAATAGAACAAGCATTTAGCTAAGGAGTTATAAATGGCACACTTTGCAGAAATAGATCAAAATAATCGAGTTCTTCGTGTATTGGTAGTGGACAATCGCAATACATCTGACGCCCAGGGGTTCGAAAAAGAACATATTGGTGCTGCATTTTTGGAAAGTATTCTCGGTGGAACTTGGAAACAAACCAGCTATAACGCTAATTTTCGCAAAAATTATGCCGGAATAGATTACACATTCGATCAACAACGTGATGCATTTATACCACCAAAACCCTATGCCAGCTGGGTTTTGATTGAAGAAACATGTCAATGGACTGCACCAGTGACCATGCCAACTGATGGTAAAAAATATGTTTGGGACGAAAATCTAGTTAATTGGGTCGAAGTAGTCTAATATATTTCCATTGATTGAAATTTCACTGTGATTAAATTTTAAAAATTTAATCTATACACAGCATCTATATTAAATAACAGCATGAAACCAAGACTTCATGTATTATCTAATCCATTTGGTATTACACATAGCCGATATCGAATGGAACCTTTTAATCAAGCAGTATTGAAATTTATTCATAATATGCTACCCAAAGGCTATGACATTGTTCATTATGGTCACGAATCATCTGATGTTCCTTGTGAATCAGTGATCGCAGTGACTAATACTGAAATGTTCCCTCCGGAAAATCATAGTCTCATGCCCGAACTACCTGGTATTAGACAAATATGGACTCAACGAGTCAGCACTGAACTAGGACGTAGAAAAAGACCTGGAGACCAAGTATTGTGTTTTTATGGTCGAGCACACGAAGATGCTGTGCGAGATCATCAAGACTTGATTATTTCTGAACCCAGTATAGGCTATGGCCCAGCTGCAGTGTTTTCTAACTATCGAGCATTTACCAGCTATGCACAAATGCACTATTTTTATGGTCTACATAAAAAATTGTTGAGCCCCAGTTGGTTCGACATAGTGATACCCAACGCATTTACTCCCAGCGAATTTGAATACAGTCAAGAAAAAGATGACTACTTTGTATATCTAGGGAGATTAAATCCCGACAAGGGTGTTGATATTGCCATTCAGATCACTAGAGAACTAGGTAAGAGATTGGTCATTGCCAGTCCTGGCAATCTTAGAAATCTTGGATATAGCGAAATTCCCAAACACGTGGAACCCATTGGTTATGTTGATGTTGAACAAAGAAAACAAGTGTTGAGTCGAGCACAATGTCTAATGGCACCAACTCACTACATCGAACCATTTGGTAATATAGTAGTGGAAGCATTGATGAGCGGAACTCCGGTGATATCCACCGATTGGGGTGGATTTGTTGACACAGTGATCAATGGTGTCACTGGATATCGATGCAAAAGTTATCCGGCTTTTATATCTGCAGCAAAAAATATATCTGATATCAAATCAGAAAACTGCAGAAAATTTGCCATGGATAATTTCAGTGATCGAGTTGTGCATGAGAAATTTGATCATTGGTTGACAAGACTACAACACAGGAACTTTTATGAATAAAATATACAGTCGTTTGGAACCCCAAAGACTTTGCCATATAGTTAATAGACTTGATGAAATCACCGAACGAACCAATATAGCCGATGATCATCAATTTTTACAATTGGCAACATTAAAAATGCAGCGTGGACAAACATTTAAACCACACCAACATATTTGGAAACCCACACCGACAGATCAGATCATTGCACAAGAAAGTTGGATGGTATTTCAAGGTTCAGTGGAGGTGTCATTTTTTGATATAGATGGCCAATTATTAGAAAAACAGATTTTGTCAGCCGGTGATTGCAGTATGACATTTGAAGGTGGTCATACATATTTGATACTCGAAGACAATACCATTGTCTACGAATATAAAACCGGACCATATCAAGGACAACAACTAGACAAAGTGTTTATATGAAAGTAGGCATTGATGTTGTCATTGATTCTGATCACAGAATCACTAGACCGGAATTGGCAGAAATTGGAAATCATGTGGCCATTGACAAAGGATTTTATTGCACCACCGGGCTATCAATTGGTGACTATGTGCATATCAGTCCTTATGTCACAGTGATTGGTGGGCGACATACCAGACTTGACATCGAAGATTTTTGTTTTATCAGTGTGGGTGGTCGAATGATTTGCGGTAGTGAATTATTTCAAGGCGAGGGTCTTATTGGACCGTTGATCCCTGATGAATTCAAAGATCAACAATTATTGCAGCCCATTCGATTGAAAAGATTTAGTGGTGTTTGTGCTAATAGTTTGGTTATGTCGGGTGTGATCATGGCCGAGGGCAGTATATTAGGTGCAAATTCATTTTTAAAGACTCATACTGAACCTTGGACTATATATGCCGGTAATCCAGCTAGACCCATAAAAACAAGAAAATCTCATAAAATGATCGATTATGCAAAAAAATTAGGATATAACTATGAGTAATTATACAAGTTGGCCCAGTGGAAAACTACCACTGGAATTTCAAAGACCTGAAATACAACAACTACGTCAACGTGGTTACACTGTCAATGATGCCAGAGATGCAGTAGATATTTTTGAACGTAAAGTAGCTGAATTTGCAGGAGCCCGTTATGGGGTTGCTGTTGATTGTTGCACACATGGTGTATTTCTCAGTTTGAAATATCTCAATGCCACTGGCACAATCACTATCCCCAGTAGATGCTATGTCAGCATACCACAGCACATTGTTCATGCTGGTTGTCAAGTTGAATTTGAGGACATAGAATGGTCCGGGGTATATCAATTAAAACCTTATCCTGTCTATGATGGTGCCACACGCTGGCAAAAAGGCATGTATAAAGGTGGATTCCATGTGGTGAGTTTTCAAATTAAAAAACGTATACCCATTGGTCGAGGTGGTATGATATTGACCGACGACCCAGAGGCCTATCGATGGTTGAAAAAAGCCAGTTATGATGGACGAGATCTAGCAGTTCCTCAATGGGAAGATGACTATGAAATCATGGGTTGGCATTATTATATGACGCCCGAAGATGCCGCACGTGGTATCATGTTAATGGATCAAGTTCCAGAATATACCGAAGATTGTGGGACACATGAACATTATTCAGATCTCAGAGAAAAAACATTATTCAAGAAACAATCATGAAAAAACGAGCATTAATAACAGGTATCACCGGTCAAGATGGTAGTTATCTCAGCGAACATCTATTGGATTTGGGCTATGAAGTTTTTGGTATGGTGCGACGACATAGTGTGGCCGAAAATCAAAGCAGTAGATTACAACACATCAACGATCGTATCACTAGAATATATGGTGATCTCACTGATGAATGGTCTGTGACCAAAGTGATCAATGAAGTTCAACCCACTGAAATTTATAATTTAGGGGCAATGAGTCATGTGAGAATCAGTTTTGATATGCCGGCATTTACTATCAAGACCAACAGTCTTGGGGTATTAAACATGTTGGAATCATACCGACAATTTTGTCCCACAGCACGATTTTATCAAGCCAGCAGCAGTGAAATGTTTGGTAATAGTATAGATGCCGACGGTGTGCAAAGATTAACTACTCCCATGACTCCAGTCAGTCCCTATGGATGTAGTAAAGTCATGGGATTTAATCTCACTAGACATTATAGAGATGCATATCGATTACATGCCTGTAATGGTATACTTTTCAATCACGAAAGTCCTCGACGAGGGACAAATTTTGTCACTAACAAAGTGGTAAAAACTGCAGTGGAAATCAAAAAGGGATTGACAGATAAATTAGAACTAGGTAACCTTGACAGCAGTCGTGACTGGGGGCATAGTTATGATTATGTTCGAGCCATGCACATGATTGTCAATCATGATCAACCACGTGATTGGGTTGTGGCCACTGGTGAATCCAGAACTGTAAGACAACTATGCGATTATACCTTTTCAGCTTTGAATCTCGACTATCGAGATTTTGTGATTCAGAATCAGAAATTTATTCGTCCGGAAGAATTACGGTATCTCAAAGGTGACAGCAGTGACATCAGACAAGTATTGGGGTGGAAACCACGATATACATTTGAATCCATGTTGGATGAAATGATTGAATATTGGGATCAGCAGATACAAAAATGAAATTTGTTTATCTAGTGGGTAGTGTTGTTGAGATTTCCAACAACCATCCTCTTAAACATGCTGCCACACGTAGTTATTTCGACAATCAACAGCGATTGTCTCAAACTCAACATACCATTGACAATATCAGAAAAATTGATCCCGACGGGGTAATTTATTTGATTGATTGTTCCCAACGAGAATTTCAACAGTTTATTGATTTGGAACAACAAGACAACAAATTTCATTATATACAAATTGACAAACTCAATCCTCAATTAGCGGCAACAGTCAGAAGCCATCGATCAAAATCTCATGGTGAGTGTTTGTTATTTTTAGAATTTTTCCGACATTATAAAAAAGATCTAAGAAATTTTGATTATCTAGTCAAACTCAGTGGACGTTATAGTATAAACCAATATCAGTATAGTCAAGAATTTCTACAAGATCAACAACGTGATTGTATCTATTTTATCGGACCATATACTTGGGATAGATCGTCTTGGCAACATGTGTCAAACTATCATCCCGACGATTTTGTTGACAAAAATGATCAAGTCAAAAGTGTATTGACTTCTTTATATGTGGCTGGAATAAATCTATTGGATAAATTGGAGATTTGTCTATCGGCTGCAACAGCATTGACTGATGTCAACGGTAAAATGCATTTCATAGACATTGAATATGTATTATATTATGTGCTAAGACAGTTAGATCTAGTAGATAGAATAAAATTACTACCTTGGCGAGTTGAAGGTTATAGTGGTGTAACTGGTGAATATCAAAGTTTCAGTAAAATTCCAATGACCAGAATAAAAACACCACAACATCCCATTGTCAAGTTTGGTTATATGCCGGCTTATATGGGCAATACCAAATATGATTTCACTAAAACTTTTCCCAAACGTGTAGCAGTGAGTTTTGATAATGTCAACACTGACATGTCAGCAGATTATAGAGTTGTAGTGCAATGTGAGCCTCCACATCTCTATAGTGCATTTCCCAAAATGATTCTTGACAACATTGAAAAATTTGATTTAGTTTTGACTTATAATGAATCATTGTTTAATTTGCCCAATCACGAAAAATTCATACCCATTGGATGTTTCATAGATCAGTTAGATCTTGACAAGACCAATCAAATCAGTTACATCATGAGCAGTAAAATCATGACCAATGAGCACAGAATGAGATTTATGATTTTACGTGAAGTGGAGTATAAAAACAAAATTGGTGAGTTTGATTTCATAATGCATAGGAATCCTCCGGAGATTGATTCCAAAAATAAATTTTTTATCAATGCAAAATTTCATATCACTTGTGAAAATGCCGTGATGAACAACATGTTCAGTGAAAAGCTCATTGATTGTTTTAGATCACGAACTGTGCCATTATATTATGGTTGCACCAACATTGAAAAATATTTTGATGAACGAGGTATAATTAGATTTTATACCATCGATCAATTTAGAAAAATTTGCAATGAAATCACACCCCAATGGTATGATGAAAGATTGCCCTACATTGAAGAAAATTATCAACGAGCAAGACAGTATTGGGAAAAATCAGTGTATCAACGAGTCGAAGATATCATTGAACAACATCTCAAAAAAAGATTTCCAGAATGTTTTTAAATGAGGTAAAACATGAAAACCAATGTAATTATTGTAGACGATTTTTATAGTAACCCTGACAGTGTGAGATTATTTGCTTTACAACATGAATTCAATGTCACAGGAAATTATCCTGGAGCAAGAACCAAAACCTGTCTCAATCAAGGTACCAAAGATGCAGTTCAATCTGTGTTATGGAATGCTGCTGGAAAAATTACCGATTGGCATGAACGAGACGGGTTGTCCGGTAGTTTTCAAATGGCCACTGCCAAAGAACGTAGTTGGATACATACCGACCATCATAATACCTGGGCCGGGGTAGTATACCTAACTCCCAATGCACCTATCAGTGGTGGAACAGGATTGTTTAAATATCGTGCCAATGGTGCTAGATATGCTCATGAGATTCAGGCCTATGAAGCACAGGACATGACCAAATGGGAGATGGTTGATAGAATCGGTAATGTCTATAATCGGTTGATATTATATCGCAGCAATATGTTTCATAGCAGTTTGGATTATTTTGGTTCAGGACCGGATGATGGAAGATTGTTTCAACTATTTTTCTTGACCACACAATACTAGACATTGATTAGAGATTTTTCCTGTTCCATTATGGAAATTTTGTCCTTCAATACTGATTCATTGACCACATTCCAAAGACCTGGATGCATGGGTCGGGGCCAATGTCCCGAAGAAACCCATGCCCAACCAATGTGTTCGTGATTGAGTCGAGGACAAAATTCATTAGACACACTGGCCCAAAAAGTATAATATTCAAATTTTTTATCTATACTGGTAAATTTTTCCAAAGGTAATAGTTCAATATATTCGGGTACCATGCCTAGTTCTTCTAGACATTCTCTAGAGATAGTGTCCAATAGACTCTCTTGATGTTCTTGTTTACCACCAGGCAATCCCCAATGTCCGGGATTTTTGATGTCATTGCGTAATAGATACAAATATCTATTAGTGGCTATGGAATAAAACCAAACACCGACTGCGGAACATGACGATATCATATATAAAGATTGGTGTAAATTAACCGATGTTAGAGCACTAAATTCCATGAACCACCAGAATATAAACCGTCGATGCTTTTGGTCCAAGCAGTTTCTGACCATCTATATTGTAGACCAGTCATGATATTTGTGACATATTGAATATCTTGTTGTCGATAAACACTGTCAAAAACCACACGCCATTTGATCCCATCAAATTCAATGATGTCATTGGCCTCTGCGTATAGAGGTTGATTATTAATACCTCGCCAGGCCAATGGATTACTGGTGTTGCTTCTATTGCCAGTGGATTCAGTCAACAGATATCTTTGTCCTATGATACTGGAATCAAGACCATCACCGGGTGCACTCAACAATGGATTTATAACAGCATCTACTGGTGCCAATGTATTGGCTGGTGCAGTGTCAGGATCAATATTGTAAATCAACAATCGATCGTCGGCAGGATTTACGCTGATAGTTCCTACGATTTCAGTGTCAGGTTCCCAGGGATTACTCAATGTGATATAACTGATCCCGGGTCTAAGAACTCCATATGCTGCAATTGCAGCAGGCCAAACAATTTGTGGATCTTCGATGACAGGAAAATTAAACGGGGCAAGACTTTGAACTGAGTTAGAAATCACTGCATTGTTATTGAGAATTTGTAGTTGACCGTCCAACAACAATACTTGATAATTGTAGGGTGTTATTTTGACTCGTGTGCCCAGTAACAAGTCATTGTTGGTAATGGCATTAAGTGGATCGCCTTGACTGTCATAGATAGATGCCACAATTCGTTCGACGACACCCAATTTTCTGACTTTGACTGGACTGCTGATCCAAATTGGAATTCCAAATGTCATGGTCATGATATCAATGGGATTTTCTGTGCCCATTGGAATAGATCTACTAGACCATTGCACTCTGTCGAGATCTACCACACTGAGACTAGTCCAATCAATGTAGTTGTCGGTGCTTTGTATTTCCAAACTGGGATTAAACAATACAGCCAGTTGTTCAAACAATTGCATTTTCTGATTGGTATTTGAAGTCCATATATCTAAATTGATAGTCATTTTATATGGAACAGGCATCATTCTTTCTATGGTAAAGGCGTTGCCTTGTGTGGTTTCGTAGCTGTCGGTATTTGAATCATATGTGCGTTGACGAACTTGCATTTTATTAATGTAGTAGGGTTCTTGAATTCTTCCGCGGTCATAGTCCATGCCTGTGATATAAAAACTCATCATGGGTGTTGATGGGAGACTATTAGCACTGTTGTTTTGAAGAATTGTTTGAGCTTGTCTACTGGCATCGCCGTAACGAATTGGCACACGTATGAGATCTTTGTTGCCCTCGGGATCTCTACCATATTCCACTTGAAAATTACTCAGCATCCTGGTAAATTGCAGTAGATATCTGCGTATCTGTTCATCGTAAAAATAACTTTGAATTTTAAGTCTCCTTAAAACTTATTAACTTGAAGGTTGACCCGGTTGTGTGCCTGGGTAGGGATTCGCAGTTTTATTCCCGCCTTGATTGCCATTGTCGGCCAGTGGTTTCAGTGCCTCACTGAGACTTTGTCTACTGGGTATATTTCCTTGATCATTAGTGGGAATAGTATATGAGTTATTTACAAAACTACTACGTTGGGTGGAATTATTTGTGCCAGGGGTCAGTTGAGTTCTTACCTTGTCCTCGATTTTAATCCATCGATTTCCGTTATATCTAAACAGTCTATTGGGAAAGTAATCCAACCTCAAACAATAGTCACCGGGCACTGGGTTTATGGGAAATTGTAGTCCTGCTGTGACAGGTAATCCATTAGGAGCAATACCATCACCCGTCAAGTATCCAGCAGTATATCCATCTGTTCGTGGGGTGTCTTCGAGATTTACCACAGTGCGACTGGCATCACTCAAAGTATAATCGGCAGTATAGGTATCCGGGTCACCCAAACTACCGTCGAGATTTGTGGGCAGAATCCAAAATTTCACAGTGTCATAGCCGCTCAAAGGAACTTCGGCTTCGGCTTGAAGAATAATAGCATCATTGATTTCTAAATCACGATTTCTGGTGCTGATTTCGTCGGCTATGCTGTCTGGTGTAGTCGATTGCCAATATTGAGTATCAGTGATATCTATGCCTGGTGGAACAGGTTTAACAGCGATATAATATTGGTCTCCAGAATTCACAATGCTGCCAGTGGGATAAAAATTACCATTGTCCCAAATTTGTTCAGGCATAAATGGTTTGTCTAGAATATCATTGTATTCTTGCGCATTAACCAGTGGTGTGGCTTTGACACGCCACAAGTGTGGTAGCCATGTTTGACTAAAACCTTCACTGGCATAAGCCGCATCTTGTATGACATAATATTTAGGAACTGCTCGAGGTATAGTGCTGTCTAGTGGATAATAATCTTTGAGATTAGGAACTTCGATGACATCTCCACTCATGAGTTTTCTGCCAATGAGATCGATCATGTTATTGAAATGAAAAGTAATAAACAATGTATCGTTGTTTAAAAACAAACCAAATTGTGTGAGATCAAAATCTATATCTTGAGTATTATAAACACCTCTGATGATATAGACATCTGCATCATATGCACGATCTCGATTTTCCAACAATAACAAATCTTCAATAAACAAAGGATTGCTTTCGCTGTATTTGGGCAAAGTGGCATCATTGCTGCCCTCTTCTCCAGCAACTTTGGGTCCTAGATACTTGTGAACAAATATGTCCAAGCCGCCCACTGTATACATTTCTTTGATAGTTCTATCCAGAAATTGATAGTCAGAGGTTCTATTTGGCCTATATAAACTGAGTCTTGGCATAAATTTATTTATGTCTTGACCAAATTGGTCAATGATGTTATAATTACTAGACGATCATAGATTTTAGGAGTTTTCAATGGCATCTTCTATGAAATTGCTCAATCCTCGCAATGCCGATACCAAATATATCGGAACTGAACCCGAGTGGAAAACACAACCACAAGACCACGAACGGCAAAGTGCTATCACACGAGCATTTAATTTTTACAATTATTTTTATGCTCAAAAAGATGCCAAGGAAATGATTCTAGTTTGGCTGTCAAGACACAAACGACAAAAAGAACATGATCTTTTTCGCAGTATCCCCGACGGGAATGTTGTGCCCACATTGGGATGGATCTGTCGTATGAACACTGTGGGATTGGAGTTGACTGCAACTGAGCGTGCCACAATCGAAACTTTGATCGAACGGCAATTGCAACCTTTGCAAGTCAGTCAAATCAAGGGAGATAAAAAAACCACAAAATCTGCCAAGACCTCCGCCTCTGAAATTGTGTTACAACCCACGATTCAAGATCGTCTTCGCGAAAAAATCAGTGAAGCAGCCGGTGAGATTGAGGGCAAATTTGATGAATTTGTCAAACAAAAATGTCGACAAGTTGAAAAATTTTCTGTGATTGACATGTTGAGGTCTCGCAATCTCAGTCCACAACTGATCTATATTATTTCGGATATCTGGCGAAATAAAAAATCCGAATTTGAACAAGTGCAAAAGGCTCGTGATGCACAGTTAGTGGAGGGCTATCAACAATTCAATAAAATTGCAGTCAAGAATATCATCAAGTTTGCTGAACAAGTGATCAATGATTGTGCCAGTTATGTGCAAATCAAAAAGGTCGAACGTAAACCACGTGTTAAAAAACCAGTCAGCGCAGAAAAGTTGGCAGCTAAATTTCGCTATTTAAAAACATTTGCTCAATACAAATTGACCAGCGAATCTCCGACTAAATTGGTCAATGCCACTGAGGCTTGGTTGTTTGACACTAAATCGAGAAAACTCATACATGTAGTAGCAGATGCACACAGTGGCAATTTCACTGTGAAAAATAATTCCATTATTGGGTTTGATGCAGCACAAAGTCAGCAAAAAATTCTCAGAAAACCCGCTGAACAACTCAAGAGCATTATGACGGGTGGGCGTCCTGCTGCTAGAAAATTCTTTCGCGATATCAAAAGTATGGAAACTAAATTCAATGGACGTAGCAATGAGCACACGGTGATACTCAAAGTCTGGTAAAACCATAAATACTCTTATATTGGAGTAGACAATGGCCGAAACTGCAGACACCCTAGAAAATCTCAAACAAAATCTTTTTGATTATGTAAGACTAAATCTTGGTGATCGTGTCATTGACATAGAACTTGATCCAGAACACTACGAAGCTGCATATCAACGAACCATTGGAGTGTATCGCCAACGTGCCAATGCTGCTTATGAAGAAAGTTACAGTTTCATGGAGTTGGTCAATGATGTCAACATCTATACACTACCACAGGAAGTAGTGCAAGTCAGGCAGATATTTCGTAGAACGTTTGGTATTGCCACTGGACCATTTGGTAGTAATTTTGATCCATTTAGTCAAGCACAGATGAATGTCTACTTGATTAATTTCAATCAAGCTGGCGGTCTAGCCACTTATGATTTTTATACACAATATGTGGAATTGGCTGCAAGAATGTTTGGTGGATTTATCAATTACACTTGGAATCCAGTGACCAAAAAATTACAACTAATTCGTGATCCCAAAGGCAATGGAGAAGTGGTATTGTTATGGACTTATAATCTCAAACCCGAGATCAATTTGCTCAGTGATTTTCAAATCAGCCAATGGATTCGTGATTACATGATGGGTGCATGTAAAATGATCATAGGTGAAGCCCGAGAAAAATTTGCATCAATTGCTGGACCTCAAGGTGGAAGTCAATTAAACGGCACTGCCATGAAAGCCGAAGGGCAAGCCATAATGGATGCCAAAGTGATAGAATTGATAAATTATGTCGACGGCAGTCAACCACTTTACTGGGTAATTGGTTAATGTTTATAATCGGTTAAACAACATTTGATTTTTTTTTAAAATTCTCTATAATATCTCGCATGACTGCTTGCATGATAGATATCGAGACCGTGGGAACTGACAGAGATGCAGCTATTCTTACTGTGGCTGCACAGACATTTGACCCATTGGGCCAAGGATATTTTGATAAGTTCTACTATGCTCGTGTAGATATCGACAGCCAACCCGACAGGTCCATTGATCAATCCACAGTGGATTGGTGGACTCAACAACCTCGGGCATCTTTTGATGAAGCATTTAATCCAGAAAATCGACTAGCTCTAAAACAAGTATTAGAAGAATTAACTCCCATACTTTGGCAAAGTGATCGAATTTGGGCCAATGGGTCCACGTTTGACATGACTATTTTGGAAAATGCTTATCGAAGCTATGACATGAAATTGCCATGGAAATATTATTGTGTTCGTGATGCCAGAACTATATATTCGTTATATCCTGATTTGAAAAAGCCACCTACTAGTCATCATGCATTAGAGGATTGTCGTCGACAAATCAGTATGCTACAAGACACATTGAAATTTTTGAAAATTACTAGACTACTATGAAAATCATTGCAATATCGGGATTCATCGGCAGTGGCAAGGACACTGTGGCAGAATATCTAGTCAATAAAAAAGATTATTGTAGAGAAAGTTTTGCTTCATCTCTAAAAGATGCAGTGGCAGCAGTGTTCGGATGGGACCGTGAACTGTTGGAAGGTAATACTTCCGAAAGTCGAGCGTGGCGCGAACAAGTTGATGTTTGGTGGGCTCACCGTCTTGATATTCCACATCTAACTCCTAGATGGGTATTGCAGTATTGGGGCACTGAAGTTTGCCGACACGGGTTTCATGATGATATTTGGGTTGCCAGTCTGGAAAAAAAACTGCAACAAAGTCATCGTGACGTAGTGATATCTGATGCAAGATTTCCCAACGAATTTGCCATGTTAAAAAAACTTCAGGCAATCACTATCTGGATTAAACGTCGCCCGTTTCCAGATTGGTTTTATGATGCAGTCATGGCCAATCAAGGTAATACTGAATCTCAACAGAAATTGCAATCTTGTAATGTTCATACCAGTGAAACCAGTTGGGTAGGTCATGATTTTGATTATGAAATTGAAAATAATTTCACGTTATCTTATCTTTACCGACGTATCGATAATCTTCTTGAAGATCATTTATTGCCCAAGGATCATCTGACCGCTTGACTTCTTCGATACAATTTAGACAAATCGTTCTGAGATTGTTTAATGTATTGTTATTGAGATTGCCATCACAATTTACTACCAGTAATTGACTTTGATAGCGAGCTTTAAAACCACAACGATCACAATGTGATTTTTTTCGATAACCACCCGATTGCCATCTTGGTATAGGTGGTTTTATTTTTCTTTTTCGCGATATACAGAATCCACAGATTTTACGATAGTAAATTCGTGATTCTGTGCGGTAATTAATTGCACAGGGGCGTTGTCGACAAATTACACAGACTGGTCTCATCAAAAACCTTTATAAAGGTATTTATATCGATGATTTTTTTTGGTTTCTGTATAAATATTACAAAGTCAGTAAAGGAGCCAAAATGGCATTAATCAGTCCAGGCGTAGAAGTTTCCATCATCGATGAAAGCACATATATACCATCTGCTACCAACAGTGTGCCCTATATTTTATTAGCCACGGCACAAAACAAAGCCACCCCGTCGGGAGTGGGAGTAGCAGCAGGAACATTAGCCGCTAATGCAAATCAAATATATTTAATCACCAGTCAAAGAGATCTAGTCAATACATTTGGTAATCCATTTTTCTATAAAACCACAACAGGAACTCCTATCAATGGTTATGAACTCAACGAATATGGACTACTTGCAGCTTACAGTGCATTGGGTGTCAGCAATCGTGCATATATTCAACGTGTTGATGTGGACTTGTCTGAATTAACTGCTAGCTTGACCAGACCCACTGGAGAACCCGACAATGGAACCTATTGGTTGGTATTGGGTGCCACCGCATGGGGTATTTTTGAATGGAATCAAACCACCGGGGCATTTACTAACCGTGTGCCATTGGAAATCACTGATACCAGTAACTTGACAGCAGGTGTTCCGAATACTGATTTTGGATCCATCGGTAACTACGCTGTGGTCACAACCAATACAGCTAATCCACTTTACTACAAAAATGGCACAGTAACAACTGCACAATCCAATGCCACTGAATTGACTGATCTTTATAATAGTTGGGTATTGGTTGGTAGCGATGCTTGGAGATTAAGTTGGCCTACTTATCAAGCCAGCAATACCTATACCGGAACACTGACTGTTGGTGCAGAATTATTTGTCAATGAAAACAGTGTGTTGGTGCCATCGTCGCCCAATAACACAGTGTTGGGTCTAGCCAATGCTGTCAATGCAGCGGGTATTCAAGGTGTATATGCTGCTAATATTGATGGTAAACTGAGTTTGTTTGCTGATAGTAGCGCAGAAAGTGATGGATCTACATTGGACGGTGGTATTCGTTTAGAACAAGGAAACACCGGTGGTAGTGCAAACTTGATATCTGATTTGGGTATTGTGGTTGGAACATATCTCAGCCCATCATTACAACAAAGTCCAAATTATACTGTGCCACGTTGGAGAACCACTGACACAAGTCCACGTCCCAGTGGCAGTATTTGGAATAAAGTCACTCCGGTGAATCTTGGGACCAACATGGTAGTCAATAAATGGAGCACACTATTGGGTGCTTGGGTTCAACAAGATGCATTAGTATATCAAAACGACCAAAGTGCCAATAAGGCATTAGATCCCTCTGGTGGTGGTTTAAATATTCCGCAAGGAACTACTTATACACAATACAACGTGTCCCCAGAAGAAAATCTCACAACTGGAGAATTCAATCCCACATTCACATTAAAATTGTTCGAAAGAACAGTCGAGGGTGCAACAGTAATTACAGGAAGTGTCAGTAATCCCACATTCATCAATGGTGACGAATTCACAATTCAAACCAGCACTGCTAACAGCAATACATTGACTAGTTCAGTGACAGTGACTATCAATGGAACTACTCCAGCAGCTTTTGTGGCAGCAGTCAGTGCAGCCAATGTTCCGGGAGTCAGTGCCAGTGTTGATACATCTGGTAACATGGTTTTGACACAAAATCTAGGCGGAGTCATGTATGTGGAAAACGCCACTGGAACACCTTTGACCACTGCTGGATTTACAACCAGTGTGGCAGGAATCAGAGCCAATCCTGAAGGTGGCTTGATACTCAGTAATTGGAATGAGTTAGAGTATACTGCCAGTGCTAATGCACCCAGTATTGATCCTCCCAATGGAAGATATTGGTATTATAGTGCCAGCAATCAAGTTGATATCATGATCAACAATGGCAATGGATGGTTTGGATATAGAAATGTCAGCAATGATGTTCGTGGTTATAATTTAACTAATACTGATCCAGCTGGTCCAATTATCACTCCCACTGAACCAATAGAACAAAGTGATGGCACTGATCTGGTCTATGGAGATCTATGGATTGATACCAGCAACCTTGAACTATATCCAGTAATCAAACGATTCGAAAATGTCGATGGTGTTGATCAATGGGTCACTGTCGACAACACAGATCAAACCACAGAAAATGGTATATTATTTGCTGATGCCAGATGGGACACTGATGGCACATCAAATGTGGTCACAGACAATTTGGCATCAATTGCCAGTTTATTGGTCAGCAATTATACTGATATTGATGTTCCAGATTATCAACTCTACCCCACTGGTATGCTGTTGTTTAATACAAGACGCAGTGGGTTCAATGTCAAAGAGTTTCGTGTAGATTATTTCAATGCCACAGATTTCAGTTTTGATTCGTGGAGTAACAGTGTCACTTACACAACTGGTTCTAAAGTGTTGTATAATACCACATTATATGTGGCCATTGATAACCCACCAGTCAGCACTGTGCCCACTAATACCAGTTATTGGTCTCCATTGGAAACCAATGCTTGGGTCAATGCCAGTGGCAATCGCAGTGATGGCAGCCCATATATGGGCAGAAATGCTCAACGAGCAATTATTGTTGCAGCATTAAAATCTGGAATCGATTCCAGTGTTGGTATCAGAGAAGAACAGCGCCAGTTTAATTTAATAGCTTGTCCAGGATATCCTGAACTCATTACCAATATGGTGGCATTGAATAATGAAAGAAGCAATACAGCTTTTGTTATTGGCGACACCCCAATGAGATTAGCTGCCACTGGAACTGAAATATTGGCTTGGACTAATAACACCACAGTCACTGGCGAAGGATTGGTCATCGAAGGAACTACTACAGGTGATCCTTATGTGGGTCTATTTTATCCCAGCTGTCAAACCACTGATTTATCAGGTAGTCCAGTTGTGCAACCACCCAGTCACATGATGATTCGCACAATTATACGCAGTGACGAAGTGGGTTTTCCTTGGTTAGCTCCTGCCGGTAGTCGACGAGGTGTAATCGACAATGCTGAAAATATTGGTTATATCAATGCACAAACTGGAGAATTTGTGAGTTTGGGTGTAAATCAAGGATTGCGTGATGTGTTGTATGAAAATCGTGTCAATCCCATAACATTTATACCAGGTGTGGGTATTACTAACTTTGGTAATAAAACCACATACTCAATTACTAGTGCATTGGATCGTATCAATGTGGCAAGATTGATTGCGTTTATTCGTGCTAGACTGGAATCCATTGGCAAACAATTCTTGTTTGAACCCAACGACCAAATTACTAGAGACGAAATCAAGAATTCAATTAACAGTCTCATGATTGATTTGGTCAATAAACGTGGTATCTATGACTTCTTGGTGGTTTGCGATTTGACTAACAATACTCCGGCAAGAATCGATGCCAACGAATTATGGGTGGACATTGCGATTGAACCTGTCAAGGCTGTTGAATTCATTTATATACCGTTACGTATAAAGAACACAGGTGAGATAGCAGGTTCTATCAGCACACAAGTCTCAGCTGGTTAACAGTTGATTTTTTAATCGACAACAATAGGGGAATATTCCCCTATTGTTTTTTCCAAATCCATTTAGAACTTCCGCAATCCCAAATTCTGTTATATCCTTGAAGTTGTCGATTTTGCACTTCGGTAAGATCTGGATGGTCGTTGACAGTTTTTCTAAGATTAAATCTGTGTATTCTTGACTGATCAGGAAGAAAATACCAATAATTTGGAGTTCCGTTGGAAATTTTTTCAAATCCCAATTTGTCATAAAGGTCTCCGCGACTCCAACGATTGTCAGAGTAAGAAACTATTTCTTCGGGATCAATATGTTTAACAAAGTAATAGAATAGTTTACTAGCAGCACCGATTACATTGTAATGGCATAAGGAAGCAAATCTATTCAGCTCCCATCCTTGAATTTTTCTTGACAAGTTGTTTTTACAAAAACTCATTGCTGATACTAGTTGATCTTGATAAAATAATCCCACTCGAAAATTACTACGACCGTGACTCATTAAATGATTTTGTTGAAAGAATTGTCGAGCAGTTTTGGTATCAATTTCTCTGATGATGCATTGCCGTGCAAAAATTTTGTTGGTTATTTTTCCTAATATATTAGCAACTCTGCTTTTGACAATGTCTTGTTTATCTCGCCACTCGTCCTCGAATATTTCTATCAGTTGTATACCTTGTTGAGCAAAGTATTGTTGTTTTTTGTGATCTCTTTGTGGAGATTTATTATTAGACAATAACACAGATTCGGAATGCCAGTATAGTCCAGTGAATTCAAATCCCAAATTTAAATCAGATATAAAAATATCAATTTCGGGATTGTGATAATTAGATCGATAGTTCATTGTAGCGTTGGGTTTTAATGACACAATATAATTGAATAATTCTTGTTGTCCTGCACTGATTTTGTTGTAGATGTATGGATGACATTTCGGACAAAGATCTGGGCGAAATTTTGAAGTATTGAAATATTGTTTTGTATAACTGAACTGTGTTTGACAGGTCTGACATTGCAGTGATAAAGAATTATCGTGACTAGCTAACACTGTCAAGTTGGCTGTTTGCACTGATTGACAAATTTTCTCCCAGCTGGCAATTTGTTTTTTTTCATTATGCTGAGACAGTAATTGTTTTAATTTTTTGATGGTTTCTAGACTATGTTTTTTACCAGTCATAGGGCCAGGCCCGGGACCACGGAGTTGCCGTGTTTGTGATGCTTTTTGTGCTCTTTGAATCATGTCATTGGGATGTTCTTGAGCATACTTTTTAATACTTTGGCTAATTTTGTTTTTAGTTTGTTGACTGGCAGGTTTCCTTCGCCTAACCAATTGACCACTTTGATATTTCTCCTCTCTCTTGGCCATAGATTTTTTTATTTTGTTTAATTTTTCTGGGTCAGTGACTTTTTTTCCTTTATTGTGCGGTATTCTTGATTGAAATAATTCTAAAGTTTCTTGACTATAGACAGATCCAAATTGTTTTTTATAATCTTGTCCAGTGATGTTGTGTTTTTTTAAGTGTTGCCATGGAATAATTCGATCAAATGATTGTTGACAAATTTGACAGATAATTGACATTGGTATTAATCCTGTTAAAACTATTTACGCAAAATATTTATAATAAAATATATGTAGATAATGATTTTTGTCAAACGGTTATAAATACTAGCAGTATAGGAGAACACACAAATGGCAGTTTCCTCATTAACAAGAATGACCGTTCCGGTTGCCAGTGATCAAAGCAATCCCAATCAGGGTTTGTTAATGCCCAAGCTCAAGTATCGATTTCGTGTGATATTTGAAAATTTTGGAGTCAGCACTCCCAGAACGGAACTGACCAAACAGGTCATGGATTTTCGTCGACCTTCATTGAGTTTTGAAGACATACTCATACCCATCTACAACAGCACATTAAAACTAGCTGGCAAAGGTAGTTGGGCCGAGGTCACCTGTAATCTTCGTGATGATGCCAGTGGTGCTGTGTCTAAACTAGTGGGCGAACAAGTTCAGAAACAAATGGACTTTTTAGAAATGGCCAGTGCCAGTTCGGGTATTGACTACAAGTTTCTCACTAGATTTGAAATTCTAGATGGTGGTATGGGTGCATTTGAGCCCACAGTGTTAGAAACCTGGGAGCTCTATGGTTGTTATCTCAAACAAGTTGATTATGGTGATGTCAATTATGGCAGTAATGAGCCGGTCACTATTGCATTGACCATACAATTTGATAACGCCAATCAAACACCACAAGGAACTGGTATTGGTAGTGCAGTTGGTCGCACATTGGGCGATGTAGTAACAGGTATTGGACAAGCAGCCTAAGGATCAAACGTGGCTTTTGGGCAGGACTTTTTAAAAGGTTTTATTGGTAGACAAAATCTCAAAGATTATGCTCATGCCAGTAAAACCTTTTTAACCAATGGGTATGAACTTGTTCCCAAGAACAAGTTTTTATTTCATGTCTACATGAATGTCAATACTGCGGAAATACCAGTATTAAGGACAGTGTTCCCTCAGGATGATGTCACGGCCATTGGTCTAATGGTCAAAACTATACAATTGCCTCAATTTCAAATCGACACAGAAACATTAAATCAATATAACAGAAAAAGAGTAATACAAAAGAAAATTAACTATCTTCCGGTTCGAGTTGAATTTCATGATGATGGTGGCAATATCACACGAAATCTCTGGTATAATTATTTTTCATATTATTACAAAGACCCCAATCAACAATATCTTGCTGCTCCAAATAGCAACGGTAAACTGGGTCCGTTGAATAGTCCGCCGGGTTTTGCTTATCAAAACCGTGACACATATTCTGCCAAACGAGATGTCAATGACTGGGGTTTTGTAGGTGAAAGTTATGATCAAAGCAGTGCCGGGGGCCCGGGTGGGTTCAGTGGTGGTGATCAAAGCAGTGGTAAACCGGCATTTTTTAGAGATATCACTATCTATGGATTTGATCAGCATGAATATGTCATGTATGTATTAATCAATCCTGTGATACGAGAATGGAATCATGACACCTATGACTATAGCCAAGGCAATGGGATCATGACCAACACCATGACAGTGGAGTATGAAACTGTGAAATATTACACAGGGGCCATAGGTCGTGTTAGACCAGATACCAATGTCAAGGGATTTGCTGATCCGGCCAGATATGATACTGTGCCCAGTTCACTAGCTCGTCCAGGCAGTATTGCCACAGTATTGGGTCAAGGTGGATTACTAGACACCGGTATTGGTATCATTGAAGATTTGCAAAGTGGCAGTGTCACTGGTATCATAGGTGCAATACAAAAATCTGTGGCCACAAGAGACACTTTCAAGGGAAAGAATTTAAAATCAATAGCATCCGAGGAAGCAGTCAATGGTTTCAAACAGACATTGAGAAATCTAAATCCATCGGCTACACGACAAACCATTGGTAAATTAGGTGGATTTAATTTCCCCAGTCCGCCGGGTCCTCGATAAATCATGAGCACAATAAATTATATCAATCCCAGGATAGATTTAACTGTCAGAGTATTTGATAATTTTTTTAATTTTGATGTTGATGTTCCTGCTGAAGAATATGACATTGTCTATAGTTTTTTTCGTAGTGTATTCACGACTGCAGAAGCAGCAGGCAATTTCACAGTGACATTGTTTAGAATTGCACAGCAAACATCAACACCTGTATTGACATTATTAGATCAAATACAAGGACAAAATCAAATACAAATCACAGCCACATTGGCTTATTATCTCAATGGGTTACGTAGTTCCAGCACGTTGTTGGGTTACAGTAATGCAGTAGTGCCAAATTTTTATACAGCAAGAAATGTCAAAGCATGAAAAAATGGGCACAGGGCATATATGAAATAAAAAATCCTGAGAAATATGTCGGGCGTGGTGTGCCCAAATACAGATCGTCATGGGAATGGGCATTTATGAGATTTTGCGACAACAACGATCATATATTGCAGTGGGCCAGCGAAAGTATTTTTATACCTTACCGTAACCCCATTACTGGTAAAATGAGTAATTATGTTCCGGATTTTTTAATCACTTATAGAACTCGAGACAATCAAGTTCGTGCTGAACTAATTGAAATCAAGCCCAGAAATCAAAGTCTAATTGAAGGCCGTATGAGTGAGAGTGATCGTGCTGTAGTAGCAGTTAATTATGCCAAGTGGGATCAAGCCACTAAGTGGGCTCGTCGCAATGGTATGATTTTTCGCGTTATCAATGAAACTGACATGTTCCATCAAGGTCAAAAACGCAAATAACAATCAAAATCTTCATAATATGATATTAGATAAATATCATTATGACCGATCGACTTGTTGAATTATTTAATCTTCCTGAACAAGAAAAAACACCTGCAATTGAAACTCAAGTAGCAGAATCGCGATCTTTGTTGACCGATATAGATCAAGCCATAGACAAAATAGATCAGGCACTGCCTACAGTGACAAATCTCGACGGCAGTGATCGAGAGCTTGACGAGTTAGCAGATCTTGCCCGAGAAAAATTTCAAGATCTCATGGATTTGGGTTTTAATGTCGACAGTAGATTTGCCGGAGAAATATTTTCTGTGGCCAGTAATATGTTAGGACATGCCATCAATGCTCGCACTGCCAAACTCAATAAAAAATTACGTGTAGTGGAATTACAATTAAAAAAAGCTCGATTAGATCAACAATCTCCCAATGAAGATCAGCCGTTGCCTGTGGGACAAGGACAAGTATTGAGTAGAAATGAATTACTTGAAAGATTATTGTCTGATCGAAAGCAAAATTCTAAAAAAGAATAAATATCTAATAGGATTATAGAAAAAATGAAAACATTTCAGCATTATCTAGCCGAAAGTCAACGAACTTATGATTACAGGATCAAAGTAGTCGGGGACATCAACGACAGTTTTTTCAGTGAGTTAGAAACAAAATTATCGCAATTCGACATTGCCAAAATGGGCAAGCCCAAAACCACACCTGTGATGACCACACTAAAAGACTTCCCCAATGAAAAAAATCAAACAGTGACTTCGGTGGATGTCAGTTTTCGTTATCCAGCAATCGAACCTCAGATACAGCAATTAGCACAAATATTGGGAGTAAACCCCAGTCGTGTTCGTATGTTAGATTTGAAATATGATGACAGTATCAACAAAGAAATTCAGGATATCAATAACGAAAATCATGACTTATTAAGTGACACTGATTATCCAGCAAATAATGCCGAGCAAGATGAGTTAAAGCGTGATTATTCAGCAGAACCACATCAACATGCTGTATTAAAAAATTCATACCGCAGTGATTTCACAGTGGCCGGTGGTAAAACTCCAACAGCTGAAACCACAAACAGTCTACCACAAGGAACTCGTAGTCCTATTTCCAATATCAAGCGTCCACCTAAACCCGCCACCGGCGCACAACCAAGAGGATAAAAAATCATGACATTTTTTTACGATATCAACCGACGTCTAGCCGATTTAGATCAAATCAAACCCATACTCAATGAGAGTCAACATGTGGATGAAAAATACATGGGGTTTGATAAAACTGTGGCTGCTATCAAAAAAGGCGGCAGTGCCGACGACCCTGAGGCTGTGGCTGCTGCCATTGGTCGTAAAAAATACGGTAAAGAACGTTTTCAAAAAGCTGCTGCTGCTGGCAAGAAATTAGGTGAACAGCAAGGTGTGGCGGAAGGCTCCTTGAATGAGTTCGCACAAGGTGGCGATGGTGATTATCTAAGGGCTTTGGCCAGTGCTTGGTATAATGACACATTCAACACTGGTAGCCTACAACAGGGCATTAAAAGTCAAGAAGATGTTGAGCGTGTGTTGGCACGTGGCATTGTATGTCCTGATGGCAAAACAAGAAAATACAACATTGACTACAATGGTGACTTTGATGGTGTTCAAATCTACAGCGATGACTATTACGAACATGGCGATGTAGACGGTAGTACCGATACACGAACCGGTCGACCGTTTGGACCATATGACCACATTGAATTCAAAGGTCAAGATTTAAATGAAGGTATAGCGGAAGGCTCTTTAGAAGAAGTCAGTTTAGATTTAGCCAAACGGGCCAGAGACAAGGCTGAGTATTTTGTTGACATGGACTATGACGACATGCGGGATCGGCCCTACGGTTATAGTGAAAAACAAAGAAGCAAATTTCAGAGATACATTGACCGTAAAGAACCCCGAGCTAAGGGAGATCGAGATTGGGATCCACCAAAGAAGAAAGGTGTGGCGGAGGGCACGGCTGTGCCTTGGCAAGTTGTTATAAATGCCTTAGCTAGTGGATATCCGGATTCAGATCCTACAGACAGCCTGGCTCCCATAATGCGTAAATATGGTGTAGAGTTTGATGACTTAAATCTTTTAGCTAGAAGAAATGGCTACAATGATATCTATGCTGTGTTGGATGATTTTGGTCAAAAACAAGGTGTGGCGGAAGGCAAAGGTAAAAAACCTGACTACATCGATCTAGATGGTGATGGTAAATTAGAAAAAAGTGATTTTGCGAAACTTAGATCAAGAAGCAATGAAGAACAGCTAGATGAGAAAATGTATTTTGATCCAGCTACAGGACAAACCACCGACAGGACTTTCAAACCTCCGGTTGGGGGGTTCAAACCCCCAATAGCACAGTCTGCTCCTGTTGATAATACTCAATTTAAAGCTGATGTAGATAGAGCTAAATCAGGGTTAACTATGAAACCTGGTGATCCAACTGTTTATAGTAAAGAAAGAGGGTTAGGTCCTACCATAGCTGCTGATCGCCTTCAAAAAAGAGGAGTAGATATTCCTGGACTAGTGGGCAATAGAATAAATCCAGCAACATTAGATGCCGATTTTGGAATGTATGAAGATGATGTCGATGAAGGTAATGAATTCAGTGGTGAATTGGCAAAAGCAAAAGCATCAGGTGCTAAAGAGTTTGAAGTAGATGGCAAAACTTATCCAGTCAAGGAAGGTCGTAGTGAAAAGACCGCAAAAGGACTACGTCATCATGGCACATATGGTACTGATTATCAAGGCGACGATGACGAAGATACTGATAAAAAACAAAAACATGTCAAACATGATCGTGTTGGTAGACCCTCGGGGCCCAAACACACCTATGATGAACCCTTTGGCACAGTCAAAGTTCCTGCATGGAAGGGACCAAAAACAGTGCATAAAATCGGTGACAATGAACCAGGCAAAGAAGCACCACGTCGTGGTAGACCCAAGAAAGTTCGAGAACAACATGACGACATGATTGACATTGTTGATCGTGGTGAATATGATCGTGAAGGCGATATGGCGCATGATCAACTTCGCACAATTGTAGACGCAGCCAAAGAATTACGCAGTATTTTAAAGGCCGATGAAAATTTACCCGAATGGGTTCAATCAAAAATTACCAAGGCCTTGGATTATATTGACACTGCACGTGATTACATGAAAAGTCAAAAAAGTGATCTTGCAGAACCCATCGCCGAAAAAGCAGTCAGTCAAGCACAACAACAAGCAGCCGCGATTGCTTTAAAAGCTCGACGTTCCGGAAAAAAACTTCAAGCCGGAACTGCATCAGCCGAAATGGCCAAAATGCCCAAGGCCGAATTGGAAAAGTTTGCCAGCACAGCACGTAAAGGATTGCCCAAACATAAAGACAAAGAAGTCAAAGAGACCACAACCAGTGGCAGTGTGGCAGTGGCAGATGCAGGTGAAACTAAAAAATCCAAAGGCAAAGGCAATATGAGTTTTGGTCAAGGTATCTACGACAGTTGGAATAGAGAACTGGAACAAATGATCTCCGAAAGCATGAATATCACAGTGTCACAAAACACCAGCGAGACAGGAGAATTAGAAAAATCCATTAGTATTAATGCCACCGGTGATGATGCTGATCGATTGGCCGAATTGCTGAATCTTTCTGGTATGCACGACGACCACAGCGATCATAGTTGCCCAACGTGTAACCAAGAACCATATGGATGTGCAGAGATGGTTGATGAAAATAGTCCAGACTGGCCAACCAATACCGAATACAATCAAGATGCATTACAGTATAGTGGCGGTTTAAATCGACCCAAAACCACCGGGCAAACCACAGTGCCGGTGATTGCCAGTCAATTAGATCGTCAAATGTCTGAAAACAACGAGCTTGATTATATTAAAAAAATGCTAGGATGAAAAATCAATGAAAACTCTCAGTAGTTATCTAATAGAAGCCGAACAATGGTATAATAATCCAGACATTGGAGACGATTTTGCCATCGAACTCGAGGATCTAACATTGATAGAAACATATGTTCTTGATCGCGATGATCAGGGCAATATTCTATTAGATAGCACTGAAGAAATTTGGGCTATACTGGAGAGTTGGAATTTTCTCGAAGAAGATAATCCCGATGACGATGATGCAGATATAGATTACGATCAAGTTCGTCAACAACAAGATCGCGAGTCTGACAAAGAGTTTGATGATCGACAATTAGATGCCACAAAGCCCATTGATTATACTGCACCTGAAAGACCTATATATACAGATCCAAAATTAAAACACCTACAACCCATCGATTCAAATTTGAAAGAAGCTGAATATCAAGGTCGAAAAGTGCCATTGGGCAAGCCCATGCGAGGTGATGTAAAAAAATTCAAAGTCTATGTTCGAGATCCCAAAAGTGGCAATGTCAAAAAAGTCAATTTTGGACACGGAGGCACTAGTGCTAAACGTGCCGGACAAAAAACCATGAAAATAAAAAAATCAAATCCTGCACGTAGACGTAGTTTTCGTGCAAGACACAATTGCGATAATCCTGGTCCGAGAACTAAAGCTCGTTATTGGAGTTGTAGGGCTTGGTAACAATATCATGAGAGCACGAGAATTTATAACAGAAAGTCGCTATGATATCATAGATGGAAAATTGCATCCTCATTATGATCAAGCTAATCCGGGTGCATTAACGGGTCATGACATCAATAAATTTTATGATCTTTATCGTGCAGGAGTATTAATGGGCGTTGATCCCGCAGATATCGGCAAAATAGATTCTGTTAGTTGGATCAATGACAATGCTTATTTCGGTGCCTATACTCAAGTAGAAAAAGATAAAATCGTCAAAGCATTGAATAAATTAAAATTAAAAGTCAAAACACTGATTGAACCCGGCAGTTTAGAAATGCCTGACACAAATAAATCCAGTCCAATAAAATCATTTAAGGGTTATCCAAGATGAAATTCAATGAATTTGATAAAATTATTTCTGAAGCCACCGGCGATTCTCGGTTTGATGCCATGATGACCAACATTGTCAAAGGTGCTGCTGCTAACAAAAACATTGAAACATTAAAATCATTACCTGACAAATCTACTCCGGAATCCATGTTGGGCAAATTTGGTATGGAACTAATCAGTCAATTAGAAAAATTATGTCAAGCTAGGTGTGGCCCAAATCGAACCATGCAAGACAAGCCTGACATTGAACCTCGATTGTCTGCAATGGCCGGTCGAGATGATGGCGGAGAACAAGTTGCAAATATACTGATGAACTTGTATAAAATTTCTTCCACTGATATCAAAGAATTTGCTCGAGCTTTTAATCAACATGGCGATTGGCCATGGCAATATTTTGCCACCGCTTGGACTCAAGGTGAATGGGCAGATTACAAAAGACAATGGACCGATGGATATCTTGGCAGTTTGGGCTCTAAATCAGTTCCTGAGGCCAAATTAACTGGAAAATATCGCCCTCGACAATCTGCACAAGAAAAATTTCGATCTGGAATGAAAGCGGCAGGATATGACATGGCTGCTGCTGGACAACGTTTGTCGGCATTTTTGAATCAACAAGCTCAAGAAAGACAAGAAATCGACCGTCGTTATGCCGAACTAGACAAAAAACATCAAGATCTTATAGGCAAAGGTCGACACAAATCAGATATAGCTGAACAATTTGGTCTAGAGTTTGACCAACATCTTAACGAAAATCTGCGCAACTGGTTTCAAGAAAAATGGGTTCGGTTTGGGCCCGACGGAAAAATTCGTGGCCAATGTGCTCGTGGTGATGACAGCGAAGGCAAACCAAAATGTCTACCACAAGCCAAGGCACATGCATTGGGTCAAAAAGGTCGTAAGTATGCAGCAAGCAAAAAGCGTAGAGAAGATCCCAATCCCGAACGTCGTGGTCCTGCTAAAAATGTAGCAACAAAAAAACCATCCAATGAGGCCTATGGCAGGAGATTTTCAGACAATAGGCGATATCACCAGGTCTATGGTGATCCGGGCGAAAATCCCAATCGTCAAAGAATTCGTTACGAAGTAGATCCCTATGGTGCTAAAACCTATTACAATGTTCCCAAAGATAAAGAAGATATTGCCAAACAATTACATATGAAACAAGATCAAGATGGTCGATGGTATCTACCATCATTTGTAATTGGTAGTCCGCCGGATGACGATCTATCCCAACTTATCTACACAATAGAAACTTATTTTGGTCGAGGTGAAAGAGTAGAACCCAAATCCTGGTTTGAAGGTCTAGCACAAGAACAACAACAATGTCCGGAATGTGGAGGACCGGCATATTCAAATCGTATATTAGCAGAAAAAAAAGATGCGTGTTATCACAAAGTTCGTAGTCGTTACAAAGTATGGCCCAGTGCTTATGCCAGTGGTGCATTAGTGCAATGTCGTAAAAAAGGTGCCAAAAACTGGGGTAAAAAATCTCAATGAGAGCACGAGAATTTATTTCCGAAAATCGAGCTATTTTGGCACCAGAATATGCTGATCCTATGAGATATACTTATACCATACCTGAATTAAAAACCAGTGATCCTTATTCCACATATAGATTTAGTGTGGCATTGGCTCGGGCTCGAGCCGAACAAGATCCCCAGGCAAAGTTTGATCAAGATTGGACTACAGAAACTGCATTTAGTAATCAAGCTATTGTGTCGGGATTCGATGACAGAATTGAACAAGTCATTGACAAAGGTTTGACTATGATTGGTAAAGCAACTCAAAAAGAATTAATCAGCAGCCCAGAAAGTGTAGAACCTGACTTTGTTGGAACAGTTAGTCCAATCAAAAGTTTCAAAGGATATCCACGATAATGACCACACCTAATCCCACAGAAGTCGCTCCATGGTATTTGCGTAATATCAATCAAGCATTGGCATTAGATGAAGCCACAGGCAATGTCTATGTGCGCACTGGTTTCACTGGAAATATTGTGATCGAAGGCAATGTCAATATTCCAGGAAATATTGACGCACAGATCGTGCGTGTGAACGACGGCGATACTGTGGTGATCTCAGCACCGTTCTTGCCAGCCCCGCTCAAACCTGAATTAGCAGTGCGTGTGTTTGGTGTAGATACACCAGAAAAAAATCATCTGGCTAAATGCGAATCTGAACGACAACGAGGTCTAGCAGCCACTGATTTTACAAAAAAAAATGATAGCTGCAAGTCAACAGAGACAAGTTGTTCTTTATGGTTGGGATAAATTTGGAGGCAGAGTATTAGGTGACATCTTGTTAAATGACCAGAGTCTTCGAACAATGCTGATTTAAAACGGCTTTGCCAGAGAATACTACAACGAAGCCAAAATCTTCTGGGTTGATCCAAGACTTGTAAATAACTGATGAGTAAATTCAGCGAAGAAGTTCTTATTAAGGCACCATACAGGCGCCAGACCTGGGATGATAGTCAACTGGAAGAATTTCTTAACTGTGCAGATCCATCCAGCGGCCCTGATTATTTTTTAAAAAACTTTTTCTATATACAACATCCCACACGTGGAAAATTAAAATATCAGCCCTTTGACTATCAAAACAAACTGATTGACACTTATCACCGATATCGTTTCAGTATCAGCATGCTGCCAAGACAAACTGGCAAAACCACCAATGCTGCTGGTTATCTATTGTGGTATGCTATGTTTGTTCCAGATTCCACGATATTAGTGGCAGCACACAAGTATGTGGGCAGTCAGGAAATCATGCAGAGAATTCGTTATGCCTACGAATTGTGCCCGGATCATATTCGTGCCGGAGTGACTAGCTACAACAAAGGCAGTATAGATTTTGAAAACGGCAGTAGAATTATCAGTACCACAACCACTGAAACCACTGGCCGAGGCATGAGTATTTCTCTGCTTTACGCAGACGAATTCGCGTATGTGCGTCCCACTATCGCTCGGGAATTTTGGACCAGTATTAGTCCTACTTTGGCCACCGGTGGCAAAGCCATTATTACCAGCACTCCCAACAGTGACGAAGATCAATTTGCATTTTTGTGGAAAGGTGCCAACAAATGTCTTGATGAATACGGTAATACTACAGAGTTGGGTATCAACGGTTTTCGCGCATTTAGAAGTTATTGGTGGGAACACCCAGATCGAGATCAGGCCTGGGCAGATCAACAACGTGAGGCACTCGGGGTTGATCGTTTCAAGAGAGAGATGGATTGCGAATTCATCATCGATGCCGAAACGTTAATAGCACCTGCTAAATTATTGGATCTAGAACCCTCTGAACATGTCTATAAAACAGGACAAGTCCGTTGGTTTAACCGACCACAAAAAGATAAAATATATGTAGTAGGTCTAGATCCCAGTCTAGGCACAGGTGGAGATCCGGCTGCTATACAAATTTTTGAGGCTGGTAATACACAACAAATAGGTGAATGGACCCACAATCGCACTACCATTCCTGAACAAGTTCGAATTCTCAAAGACATTGTCAATCATATCTACGAAGTCACACAAGATGAAAATCAAGTGTATTATACCATAGAAAATAATACCATTGGCGAAGCTGCACTGATCAGTATCAACGAATTAGGCGAAGAAAATATCAAGGGATATTTTTTGTCCGACACCTCGGTGCTGACCAATGGTAGAAGATTTAGAAAAGGCTATAATACCACAGCAAAAACCAAATTAACTGCTTGTAGCAAATTAAAAAATCTCATCGAAAGCGGTAAAATGAAGATACACAGTCGAGCTTTGATCAGTGAGTTAAAAACTTTTGTATCATCGGGCTTGAGCTATGCAGCTAAAATTGGCGAACGAGATGATTTGGTAATGGCCACTATTTTAGTGGTAAGAATGTTACAGACTTTGCAAACTTATTATTCCGATGTTGATCGCCATCTCAGAGATCACGATGACGTGGTGTTAGAACCCATGCCGTTTATTGCCATGATTAGATAAATATATTACTATGATTACCAACGACATTTTACCAAGAGCTGTGCACGATATGTTGACCACTAGAAATTTTGATGTTAGATCAGTGGATTCATCTACTGGACAAACACCATTGGACGAACAAGGTAATATAGACTTTGGTCAAGTTGATTTGATGATTTTTCAGTATATTGGTCCTTCGGGCAAAAACTATGGAACTGTGACCTTGGTTTTAGATAATGGTAATCTGCAATTATTTTTTGGTGATAGATTTGCTAAATCCATGGAACCCGAAGATAAAAAAGATTGGTTTGGTAATTCAAATTCTCCGGGATTTTTGGAACAATTAAAAAAAATGTCTGTGCGACATAACTTCAGCAGTTTTCAACTGTCTAATCCCAGTAAACTCAAATACACTAAACAAGGAATCTCGGCTATAAAAAAAGGATTGTTAGAAGAAAGTTTTTCTGGTAATCGTAAAATCAGCTACAGTGGAGATCCCAAATCGGCCAGATTAATGATACGTCATAGTCGTCCCATGGACACAAACGAGTCTAGACATCAACACATCGAAAGTCTATTCATTGAAACAGCCGACGGAGAAAGATTCAAATTACCGTTTAGAAAACTCAGTGGTGGGCGAGCCATGCTGGAACATGTTCGACAAGGTGGTCGTCCTTGGGATCTACGAGGTCAACACATACAAGAAATAGTAGAACAAATAAATTTGTTGTCACAATTTCGGCGAGCCAGCCAGACTCGTGTATTTGAAGGCCAAGCACAGAATTTGGTTGTTGCTGCAGAATCACATTATCAAAACCTTAGAAAAAATCTCAAAAGTTTGATATCTCCTAGAGGATATCAAAAATATTTTGAAAACTGGTCTGCAGATCGCATTGACATTGCCGAGATAGTAGTAGAAGATATTAAAAATTTATTTGTAGAACAAGTCATTGATCCCAGAATTGTCAATGCTCTACCTATTTTATCTAAAATCACAACTGGTCTCCGCGAAGCCGATGAATTCGAAAATTGGGCCGACCGAGTCGTTGATCCACGTGAGTTAGCTACTCGAGGACAACAACAAGAACTTGAAGAATTATTTAAAAATCCATTGACCGTGGGTCCCGAAGGCATTAATGCCAACGAACAACTCTACGATTTACTGCACGACAAAACATTGGCCGAAATAATTCAGAATTATGCCGAGCAGCAAGGTCCAGAATCTAATGCATGGGATAGTCCAGAAGTGTTGGCAAGATTGGCAGAATTA